AAGCGAAAAGGCACATTTGAGGGCGAATTAAAAACAAATGGTGCTGAACGTACATCAATAGTCCCTGACGACATGATCGCCCTTTTAAGAGAATATAAATTATGGTGGAACGGGATCCGGGTCGCTTGTGGTCAAAAATGGCACAATACAGATAACCTTTTCATCCAGTGGAGCGGTAAGCCTATGCACGTTGACACAATATCGTCATGGTTTCCAAAATTCATTCAGCGAATCAATAAAAAGATTCTTGCTGATCCAGAGATGACAGCAGAGCAAAAACAAAAACTGCAGCTCCCCCATTTAAACTTTCATGGCCTCAGGCATTTGCATATTTCAATTTTGGTTGAATCTGGTTTAGATTTTGGTACAATAGCAGATGATGCTGGGCACGCATCCACTCAAATGATTATTCAAAAGTATAGACACAAGGTCAAAGAAAAGTCAGCCGAGGTTTCAATAAAAATGGAGAACGCACTTTTGAAAAACAGAGAAAAACAAGCCAAATGAGAAAACCATTCAAAGCCGCATAAAAGCGGTTATTTTTTTGTGTATAAAAAAAAGAGCCATTCGGCTCCAGTTTTAAGTGTATAAATCTGACCATGCTTTGTCTGAGTAATAACCACCAGGAACAGGTTTTATGTTGTAAATGTGCTTTAAATCATTGATGTTATAATTTTTGGATTTACCATCTGCCATAATTACAAGGTATTCATTTCCATCATAAATAATATCGTCAACTTCCTTTGGCACTTCAAACATTAAATCGTTACATTCAATAATTTTCATAGTAATCGTCTCCTTTTTCATCATCAAGTATTTTTCATTTATTGTTAAATCAATTACTGCTGATTCCGTCATACCTAGCTGTTCAGCCAGCCATTCAAGCCGGTTTTTTGTTTGCTCTGTCAAGCGTAGATCTTTACGTACTGTTTTCATATTCCACCTCATCCATTTATAACTATGTCAGCTATTTCTTTTCTGCAAGCCTTTTCAGCTTCTTCAGCCGTTTCAAATCCAACTGCTGGATGTTTTCCGTAAATGTCTGCTCTTTCTTCATAATGCCAGTAGAATTTATTTGCAATAAGTTTCTTATTTCCAAAATCAACATCCTCTAATATTTGTATGATTTCTGGTATTTCATCGCAAAATGTAAATTCAAGATGCTTTACTACATTAAATTTAACTGTTTTGTTTAAAATTTTCATTTCCATGTTTTTTATCCCCTTTATTTGTTTTAGTAGGTCGTTTGCTCAACCTCTAAATATATTGTACATCTATTGTGCGTACAAGTCAATATTTTTATTCAAATTATTTATATAACCATCAAAGCCGCTAAAATAGCGGTTTTTTGTTTTTGGTCGGTGATTTGGTCGGTTTTAGGCAAAAAAATAACGACCTCCAATTTCTCGGAAGTCGCTATTTCACTTTAGTGGGCCCTCAGGGACTCGAACCCGGGACCAACCGGTTATGAGCCGGTTTTTTTATATTTCATCTACCCGCTTATTTTTCAAGATCAGCATAAAATCAATACTTTCAAGGCACATCAATGTTAAATATTTACATCTAACTTGCAAAAAATTCACAAAAATTCATGAGTTGGTCGGTTTTTGGTCGGTTAAATAAAGATTGATCATCCTTAAATTTAAGCAAGTTTAGCCTTTTTGTTTGTGATTATTGTTTGACCATCTACTACCTTAATTATACCTAAATTTTCAAGGTGCCCTTTGATTTTTGATGCTTGGTAAGATGACACACCAATTTTTTTACCTATTTTCTGATAACCAAGACAGGTGCCTGGTTGATTTGGATCCTCCATATTGTCTATGTACAATTTAACAAGTTGATTAAACTCCTGTTCTTTTGACTTGACTAAACTTAACTGAGGCTTAAATTTAGGCTCATCCAGCTTGGTTGATTTTTCAGTTGGCTGGTCATCCATGTCTGTTGATTTTTTTCTTGGCTTGTCATCTGGGGAGGTTGGGAGTAGTTTTGTTGATTTTTGCTCCAGCTCCATACCACCCAACAGCAGGAGACCGAGTGCTAAAAATTCACTAAAAACATTTTTGAGTATGTAAAACCATCCGATCAAGTTGTCTGGGTTACCTCCAAATATACCAGCCAGCCAATGTGAAAAAGAAAGTAGTCCCTCTGTATGCTCAACCTTTTTTCCCACATCTGCAAATTGGTTGTTGATGGATGACAGGGCAGATTCTTTTTCTAATAGTTGTTTTTGTTTCATTTCAATAACTACATCCAAATCCTTGATTTCTTTGTCTCTGCGTTTACTGATCTCTGCAACAGATTCAGGATTGATGGTCAACATATTCAATTTTCTGGCCGTCTCAATCCGGGGAGCATAGTTTTCGCGTATCCTTTTTTCATCGTCAACACGATTCTTTTTTAAGTTGACAATATCATTTTTTAAATTGACAATAGAATCCTTTGTTGTTTCAAATATTTCAGCCTGCCGCTTATAGCTGGATGATTCAATCAAGTTCTTATTTTTGATGTCATTTTTCTGGTTGAGGTCAAACGATTGGGAGGCAACCAGCGAGATCACGAAACATATTGTCCATATAACACTAAAAAAGAAAGCGTGACCACGTTTATTTTGACTTGCAGCCACAATTACGGCAGGGAGGAATATTACCTTGCCAAAATCATTCACAACCCCAAAGATGGCAAAACAGAAAGCAAGGAATCCGGTTGAAAGTGAATAGAAAAATGACCAGGTGAACACCAGGCTGATGATAATAAGAACAATCCCGGCAATTAGAGACAAAAACAGAGTACCACGATTTAATAATTTCATATAATACCCCCTTAAAAATATTTAATAAATACATTTTAACACTTGATTTGCACACAATCAAGTAATATAATGGTCGTATACTAGATTTGCACACAAAAATACTATAAGATTGGAGGAAAATAAAATTAAAGGGGTTGGGGGAATGGGAAAAGAACGGAAGTTATACAAATTAGGTGATAGGGCAAGTTTTAAAATATTACCTATACTGGGAGAATATTTACAGGAGATAAACGAAATTCCTCCGGGTGACTTTTCATCATTCGTGAATGTGGCTGTATATAATCAGCTCCAAATGAAAAACCTTGACGAGAGAATACGAAAGATTGTGAAGGATGAAATACAAAAGATAAAAGAAGGTGATTGAATCGACAGGTAAAACACATGTGGCTGCTGGATTGCTTGTCGGTCTGGTTGCAAAAGAACTAATGAAAACATCCGGTCCCGATGCGATAGTTTATGCCGGGATCGGTGCACTATTATCTGATTTTGATAGTTCAAAGAGCACTATATCTTCATTATTTCCATTTGTAGGAGCATTAATCGACAGTCTAACCAAGCACAGGGGAATCATACACTGGGGAACACCGATTCTACTCTTTTCGATATACTTAATCCAGGGTCATAAATATTTGTTGTTCCTGTGCATCGGTGCTGCGTCACATCTGTTGATTGATCTGGTTACAACAGCTTTAAATATTAGATGTGGGTCAATGGGAGAGAGTATTATATATAAATTGATTTGGGCATCGAATTTGTTGATTTTGTCAAATATATTGTTTCCTGGATGGTATGAAAATATTGGAAAGTGAGTGAGTGATGATGGAGGAATATATCAAAGAGTTGGAAGAAAGAAATGCAAAGTTAATTAAAGAAAACGTAAGATTGAAAATAGAACTTGAAAATTCTACAGATATTTTAGTAAAACAAGAAAATGAAAAAAATGAAATTTTGACAGATATTAATACACTATTAAACAAAATTGGATTTGAAATTAATTTAATAGATTCAGAGGATGGTGAGGGATGATTAAGTTAATATGCCCAAATTGCGAATCAGATAAAATCTTCTTTGTGAAGGGAAATTATTATTCAATTTCATGGACTGGAGAAAGATTTATTTGCATAGCTTGTCAAGAAAAATTTAACGAATCTGACTATGAAGAAGTAAATACTGTTTTTGTTCCAGAAGAAAGCGAGGGTGATGGATGATGGATAACACTAACAAATGCGTTATATGCGGATTTGATATACCAGTAGCATATGCACAGATTATATTAGACTATAAATCAGGAAAAGTTGCCTGTTTATGTCATGAGGGAACAAAGGAACTGTCAGACTACATCGAAGAAAGCGAGGGTGAGGGATGAAAGTTAAATTATCAGAATTTCCACATCAACCGAAATCAATGGAGTGTTGCAAGGAATGCAGTGGTAGAAAGAAAGACTGTGAACCAAACCCTATGAATTGCACAGATTTTTATATATTTAATAAAAATTTTATAGACACAAAACTAAATGAAAGCGAGGGTGAGGGATGATGGATAAAAGAGAATGTTTTGGTAAATATCCAAATACGGTTGGGTTTCCATGTAATTTATGTGCGGATTTGTCGCAATGTAGAGGAGATAATCCAACTTTATTAGACAGAATATTAAACCTTGGAAAAGAAATGGATAATCTAAAAAAAGAAAATGAACAATTAAAGCAAAAAATTACAGAAATGTATGAGTATTGGAATGATTGCAGGAAGTGTGCATATAGTCCGTTTGAACTATTAGAAAGCGAGGGTGAGGGATGATGGATATTCGTTTTGAGCAATCAAAGAGATTAAAAAAGGGATTTAATGTTGAATTTAAAAGCGGAGTTCTGAAAATTAGAAATGGGTATTTGATTTTAAAAGATATTGATAAAAATATCTCATATTCGGTTGATATAGCTGACATTGTAAAAGTAATGCATGATGAAAAATTGAATCCAGAAAGTGAGGATGATCGAATGGATATTAATTCAGAGTTTCAAGATATTGAACTAAAGGAAATAATTGAAGCATTAACAAAGGAAGTCAATAAACTTCGCAAGCAGAATGAGAAGCTGGTGGAGGCGTTGGAAAAAACACTTGAATGGGTGAAATACAGCAAAATAAATTTAGTAGAGTACGGGAAATTCAGAAATCTTATGAAAGAAGTGAAGGGGGATGGGTGATGGACAACACTAACAAATGCGTTATATGCGGATTTGATATACCGGTAATATATGCACAGATTATATTAGACTGTGAATCAAGAAAGGTCGCTTGTTTGAGCCATGAAGGTTCAAAGGAGTTATATGATTATATAGAAGATGAAAACGAAAAACTACGCCAGCAGAATCAGAAGCTGAAATTTTTGATAGAAGATATACAATTAAATGTTGATTGTATTTGCTACGATGAGCCTGGATCTTGCATAGCATGTAAAATTGATTGTTTTTTTGAAGAAGTGAAGGGGGATGGATGATGGTAGCAGTATTTTATAGGGATGCTCACGTTTTTTTATATGATACGATTGAAAACGCTTATAATAAGAATCGTGGTATGATTGGTTGGTTGTTTTACTCCAATGAACTGTTTGATATGATTCGTGATAAGGTTGATATATGCCTTGTTAGTCCAAGTGGAAATGATGATTTTATTAAAACGGACATAAAAACAATCGAGGAACTATTTATAAAAACAGGAATAACAAAAATGCCCCAAGCATAAGCCAGGGGAATTTTGTTTGCCGATACAATATATTGCATCGTGATGATTTATATATTTGATTTATTGCAAAAAAATTCCCTGGAATAATCCAGGGATAGCGTGAGGTTTATTATGAAAAAGTAGTCTCTACAGTTTTTCAAGCAACGATATTATCTCCTGCATTTTTGTTTTTACCTGATTTAATATTTCTTTTTGGCCTGCTGCTGGATCATGTTTTACAGGAGCCGATACCGGTTCTGGAACATATGCGATAGAGTACGCAGCACACACACCTTTACAATAAGCAACGGCCAGTTTTTTCAGGAATCCGGGATCAGCCAAAAATCTCACGTCATTTTCATTATCAAGGAATAGCCCTTCAAGAATAACACCAGGGCATGGTTCGGAAGACCTCAACACACCATACCAGTTATGCCCTTTGTAATTATCGCTCTCCTTAGACCAGACACCTCTATCGTATAATCCTAATCCAACAGCCTGCTTTGATATACACAAGGCTATCCATTTAGCGGATTCACTCTGAAAACTGTATATTGCCTCGAAACCTTTTGCAACATTAGCCCGTCCCATTGCATTAAAGTGAACAGACAGAAGGCAGTCGCATTGATTCTGTGTAGCAAGCTTACCTCTCAATTCCAAGTCAACATTTATATCCGTTTCTCTAGTCATGTACACGGTAAATCCACACCGTTGAAGCTCGTATTTTAATAGAAGAGAGAGTTTTAGATTCAAGTCTTTTTCAATATATCCGTTGGCGGTTGCTCCCTGCTCTGTGCCACCATGCCCAGGGTCAAGCATAATCTTAATTGCCATTCGATGTTATCCCCCTTTTAGTGATTGTTTCAGGCGGACATGTTAAGCATTCCAGAATAATATCAACATCCGCCTTCAGGTGGTTCAATACTTCCAGCTTCTCAGTCATCCTTAGAATTATCTGTTGATTGTCGGCTATGGTCTGTTGTAGCTTTGCTTCCCGGTCTTTGTTCGTGTCCAGTATCCATTTGATAAGGATAATTGATAATACTGCCCAAACGCCATTCCCGGCAGCTAGTTTGATTAATTCTTCCATAGTCAACCTCCAGTGTTTTAAGATTTAAAGGTGAAATAAGAAATATATAAAGCAACAACGATGATCACAGCAAAAGCAACCCATGGCGTTTCCATACTATACCTCCACTATACTTGCCAAACTGACCCATCCCAAACATAAATAACAACAGGGGATGATGTTGCGTCTATAACAATGTCTTTTGTTTTTGGATCCGCAGGGAACTGGCTTGACGTTGTGCCTGATAATATAACTGATATTTGAGGTGTCAAGCTACCCCTGTTCACTCCTGACCCTGCTCGTCTGCTAGACCTGGCACTCATAGGCTAAAACCCCCTAAAAAATTCTACATAACTTGAATTTTTTTGCGTACTAAAGTTTGATTCGTTGCGCTTTACACATTTGACCTTTGACTTGAAATATGTTGCCTGGTCCTCTGTGATGCTGACCTCGTCAATGTTAAAATACCCTGAAACACTAACATCCGATAGGCTAATCTGTATTTTATAGCCGGGCTCCCAATCTATGTTGAATGATGAAAACTCAACAATTGTCGGTATGGTTGCCTGTTTCTTAATCACGTTTCTGGCTATTTGGTTTGCCTCGCCATATACCTCTATAACATCACCAGAGGCTTGAGATGCTACGCTTTCACATTCGGCAAAGTCCGGGTCAGATGTACCGTCTGTTATAATTGAATATGCGTTCCGTGTTACGTTCCAGAAATAATCACCCGTGGCGAATGGATGTCCGCCTACTGCAATAGTCGTTGGTGATGTGCCAGAAACTGCGGTTATGTACTCATGCCCAACAATTGCTGGATCACGGTGGACTTGTCCATATACTCCTGTTCCTGCACAAATTGACTGCATTTCGTTCTGTGCCGTTGCATCACCACGGATGGCAATGATCGGATCCCCGTGATCATCATTACCGCCTAGCACAAAAACCTTGTTCACATAGTTGTCGATGGTTTCATTGACCGTCACGTCTCTGTAGTCAGTAAAAGAATCTCCGTCAATTAGGTTATATGTAGAGGTGCTGACGGTTGTCGGATCCTGATAAAACTGCAAAGCCATATTTTTGTCGATAAACCATTGATACCCGGACCTGGCTGCACATTCGTCCAAAACGTCAGCAATGCAAATAACGTCGTCTCGCCATTCATCCTTAAAAACTATGCCAGTATTAATTGTCCCGGACGTGACACCATCCTGAACCAAAAAATCATCAACCATGTCAGCTATAACAACGCTAGCTGTTGTGTCTGCTGCATAATCAATTTTTATGGTGCGTCTCGATGGTATGTTGTTAAATCCAACGCACTCAACATCTTGAAATATTGTATTAATGCCGTTTTGTACTTTTTTGCTTGATGTGCCATTTATTACTCCTGCAAATCTCAATACGCCATTGAGGTCTATTTTGACGTATTGACCAGGATAAACCTTATAATCTAATGCCATTGATTTACGCCCCCTTTACGGTGTATAAGTTGTTTTCAGCGTAAAACTTGCCTCATTCTGTCCACCAGATCGTAGTCGGATGTCAAGTGTCCCGTCCAATAAATAAGCTGTTCTGTCGATGAATTTATGCAAAGCTACAATGTCACCAGTTGTCATGCTTGTTATTGCAGGCGCAACTGTAAAAGTATTGGCATCTACTACATTAACTTTACGGCTGCCACGTTCGGCGTTTAACTGGCTATTTGATCTTCTGCTATAGTTCACCATAAAATCACCTGTTGACATGCCGTGGCTTGTACTTGTGACGGTTATTTCTGTGGATGTTTCAATGCTGACGGTTCGTTGAAACTCCAGCACTTGTATAATTCCTGTTGTTGTTGATATTTGCACAGCAGGTTGGTTTAAAGTATCGTAATATTCTTCTGTAGGTGGCGTAAAATTGCTTGTCCATCTTGCTACATCAGATATGCGTAATTCGTCAATGTAACAATTGACTTCACTATTTTCGTCTGTAAAGAATCCGATTCCTCCGCCTAAATCAAATTGATGATTCATTGATGATGTATATGTATCTTCTGATGTGCCATTTATATATAATGTAACTGTAGTTCCGCTGCGCACTAAAGCGATATGATACCATGTATCTGCTGTTAATTCTGTTGTGCTTATTAATTCATTTAATGTATCATCACCAATAAATATATATATTTTTTTAGTATTAAAAGCGTTGTATGACATTGAAATATTTACATCCGTTGACGATAATAATGCAACAATTCTATGAGCTTTACTAGATGATGATAATAACGCTGCTGTTTTAAACCAAAAATCAATAGTATATTCGCCCGTGCCAAAATTAAAATTATCATTTGCTGGAAATGTTACATATCCATATGTTACAAATGATTTAGTTGGTGCTGTAAAATTTGACGTATATCTAGCAATGCCTTTTGATACTCGCAAATCGTCCATGTATCCGTTATAGTATAAATCTGGAGTGCCGCCGATGTTTCTAGCACCAATAAAAACCTCAGACGATAAGTTTGGCATTGCTGTTGTACTGATAGCCGTTGTAACCGTAAGTGATTTAGATTCACCATTAACAAATATATATATATTTGTACCACTTCTCACAAATGCTACATGAGCCCACGTATTCAAACTCAAAACATTATTCGTTGTTTCATATAATGCTTTTACAGCACCACCAATATACAACAAAAAACGAATTTTACTGTTAATTGAAAAAAATGAGTATCTATTATTTGTGTCATCACCTTGCGAAAACCATATGTTACCATTAACTGATAATTGCGATGGTCTTACCCACATTTCAATTGTAAAATCACCACTTCCAAAATTCCAATCATCCGAATCTGGTATACTTATGTAATCCCCATTTCCGTCAAAATATCCTGACGTATGACCAAATTGTTGTTCTGCACTTTCTGTTTGCACACCACCGTTGGCTGTTAATGTATGGGCAGAAGGACTTTTGTCCAAAAAAGTTGTGCCTTCATCATGTCCCTCAAAATTCATCAGTAATTTTGTATAGCTGTCACTATCAATCTGCTCTTTTAGCCTCAATGATGCACTACCAAATTTTTTTGCATCGGTTTCAAGGGCTGCGCCATTTGCGCTCGTTAGTGTGTTACCGCCATAATCGTCAACTATTGTTGTACTGCCATCAGTACCGTTAAAGTGACACAACAATTTAACATTACTATCTACACCAGCCATTACATCAACTCCTTATCCTTAACTTTTGTTTTACCACCCATCCAATAAAACTGAGGCTGATTTGTGGCAGTGTCACCTTTAATAAACGCAATATAGCCACTAACCAACTCACCAGATTTTAGTTCTCCATCAGCTAACAACTCATAACCGTTTACAACAGGTGTTATAAGTAAAGCATTTGCACCAGCGTTGCATACCATATACCGCAAATCATACTTTGCTTTATTATCGCTGGTGTTTATGAGCTCAACCTCATAAACAAAAAAAAGAGGCATACGAATACGCCTCTTAAATGTAATCTCTATGCCGTCTATGTTTTTTAGTTTTGCCATATCAATATACCCCTGCAAGTTTCAGTTTTTTTGTTATTTGTGCGGCAATCCTATCAACGTCATAATCTCCTGCAATGTAATTGCCTGTTACGCTGATTTGCACTCCAGCTCCAGACATTGGGATTACTTGTGACCCTCTTGGTAAATTCAAAAGTTCAGGTCCACGCTCTCCAACGATAGCAAGCCCACCTGGATGATAACTTGTACCTGATGCATAACGAGGTACACCACCATATTTGTTTGCATAATATGACCCGGCATAATCAGTTGTTGGATTTAAAAGGCTTTGTGTTGCCTTGTAACCACTTTCAAACCCGGTATATAAATTTTTTGTGCCTTGTCCTGCTGCACCTAATGCCTGTGACAAGTTTGATCCTGCTGATTGTATGTTCCCAAATGCACTTTTAAAATTTAAGTTCTTAATGTCGTTTATAGCTTTATACAGATCCGTAACGGCTTCAACGTCTTTGACCAGTGCAACGATAAATGGACCGAGCGCATTTACAACTCCGTTTATTGCTCCGATTGTCGCTGATAACATTGCATCAATAGCAACCTTATTAGACATATACAGATCAGTTAACGCTGATATTATTGGAGCAACGCTTGAGTATAAGTTCTCAAATGATTTTTTGAACGAATCCATTAATGGCATTGCAGACTTTACCATGTCATTTATACCGGATCCAGACCCTTTAAACGATTCAATCAAACCATTCATCCACTTTAAAGCGTCTGTTAATGCAGGGATTAACATTACACCAATTGACGCTGTAAGTGCTCCGAATTGTGTTTCTAAGAGCCTTAATTGGTTTGCAAATCCTCCGCTTGTTCGCGCAAAATCGCCCTGCGCATCTTTTGATACGGTCATTAAATAGTTATACCTTAATAACGTTTGTTCTGCCTGCGTCATAGACTGCCATGATTTTGTGATGCCTTGTGACAGCGCATATGCCTCCATGTTTGCAACGGACATATTAATGCCAAGTTCTTTAAGTGGCTCAGTTTCTCCAGATATACCGGATCTTATTTTAATCCAGGCTGCATCATGATCCAAGTTGTAAAACGATGCAAAATCTCCAGCTAATTCTGTTAATCTGGTAGACATCTTAACCATATCCGTTTCAGCGATCCCGGATGATTTAAGCATGGCACCCATTGACCCTGACATTTTTTTCGCTTGCAGTTCTGACAATCCGAACCCTTTTGTCACTGTTTGAGACCAATTATTTATTTGTCCTGCTGACTTGCCAAACGTAACATCAACAACGTTTTGTACCTCCGTTAAGTCAGATGCCATCATTACTGCGCTTCTGCCAACGTCAAGCATTTTTGTACCTAAAAACGATACGCCACCTGCGAGCAATGTCCCACCTGCATATGACAAGGCATTGCTCATCATGCCTCCGAGTTTACTTGACTTTTGTCGCACATCTCCAATGGCTCTGTCAAATCCTCTTGTATCACCTGTAATTCTAACAACCATATCGCCCAGACTAGGCATGTATATCACCTTCCAATGCTATAGTTATCGCCTTTAATACTTCCGCCATAACAGCCGGGGACATCTGTGACTTTGCACGTCTCTTTGGCTTGTAAAAATCATCTACCTTATAACCACCAGTTTTCTTTTTTGCGAATAAATTGGCCATGTGTGCCAATATTACAGCAACCCTTTTATCCGTTATTTCGTTTTCTGCCTCAATCCGTTTTGCCTGTTCATCAGCCCACGCAACATATTCTCTATGCGTCATTGTCCAGAATTTATCTGGCGTAAGACCTAAAAAGTAAGCGCGCTTCTCACACTCCATAACAATATCTGAAAAATAAGCGGAGGATGTATCATCTACTCCTCCGCTTTCTGCTTTCCCAGTATTCCACTCTTAGCAAGAGCAGTGATGCATTTTTCAAACAAGGCATCCATGCTCATACCATCATCCAGGTATTTTTGGATCCACAAACCGACCATATCAACGGTTAAGCCTTTATTCTCATGCTTTAAACCTGCCCATAACAAAAGACGTAAAACATTTAACCCAGCCTGTTCATTCATGAGCTGAATAATACCCTTGTTTGCTCTCTCTTCAAGATCACAAACAGAATTATAGTCATATCTAAGGTTTCTTTCTTTTCCTGACAATTCAATTGAAATCATAATAATTTACCTCCTATGCCACTGTAATTGTCGGTTTGCCCGTGACTTTTACTGTTGCCGAAAAACTAACTTTATCGTCATGCGGATCCTCAACTTCAAGGCCTGTTAAAATACCATTAGCGACAAATGTTGTTGTGCTTGGAGCTGTTGGTACTGTCACGGTAATTGATTGCAGTGATGTTGTTGCCATTGCTGCATAAACTGTCGCAAAATCAGTGTAATTGAAATTACCCTCAACAGTAATCTCACCGGGGTCAATCAAACCTTTTACGAACTCACGAAACCTTGTAGAGTTGTTGTGCGTAGTAACGTCAATTGCATCTGCACTAAACCCGGGAGGCGCAATGTTTGTCAACTCACTTACAGTTGTTGTCCCAATCTTAAAAACACCACCATTACCAAAAGAACCTGCCATAATTATCCCATCCTTTCAAATTTTAATATGTCGTTGCTGTGTTACTGTGGCAAATAATGTTATACCTTGCAGAAATAATACGCTTGTCTCCCTCTCTGTCAGTCATTGCCCTGTCAAATTTACAAATCAGCATTGTGTAATTTGTCAGTGCGAATCGTTTCATGTTAAGAACAACATTTAACCGCGCCAGAATCTGCTCTGCTGTTGAATATCCCAATCCGTAAGGTTTAGTATAGATGTGTATAGTATGACTTATGTCATATCCCAAGTATCTGTGCCTGTTATCTGGTACTTCTACCATGTCGCCAATAGTTATGTATGGATATGTAGTATCTGGCAAAGGCTCGTCATATATACCACCAGTAACAAGGCTTGTCAATGTAGTATCTGCGACCATAGCTGTGTACATGGCTTGTTGAACTTCCCACGCTGCAGACATCGTTCCACCTCCCTATAAGCCACGAATCATATTGTTAATACGTCTTTTAAGTGCTGGCATAGCTTTTTTGTATGCGTAATATATGTACGAATCAATCCGCTCGATGTGTCTTGCATATACTACATTTGTGCCAACGACTATATCCATGTTGTTTCTTGGCCTGTCTGTTTTAAAATTGCCTTTGAATCCTTTACCGTACATATCCCGGTATGTATAAGACCCAGAGCCTGTATACTCTGTATGTATTGACGCTCTAAGTCTCCCGGTCAATATATGTCCATCTGTAGTAAGTTTCATTTTTGCCGGAGTCTCAATGTCTGTTAAGGCTGTATCAATAATTTCTTGTCTGAAACGTTTTTTTAATTCAGCCTGGACAACCTTTGACCTGGCTAAAACTTTTCTTGCATCAACGCGTACAGTGACCATTTAATCAACCTCCTCCCGGCAGGTGACCTCTATCATATACCCTCTGGCTGTCGGATCACTGACAGATTCAACCGTCAAAATTGAGCTGCCAAAAATAATTCGGCTGTGGTTGTCAACGTTAACCTGTGACCTCATCACGACAACCCATTTTGTATACTGCTGCTTTTCTCCGTATTGCGTTTCCTCTTTCGTAGAGTATCGCTGACAGTTCGCCCATTCATTTGATGCTGTCACCCAGCTTGTCGTATAGATGCCGCCGGATGCTGTCGTTAAGGTTTGAGACATAACGCTTACCCGATGCCGTAACCGTGTCAGCATTATATCAGCCCCTCTCCTGAATGAACTGGCATTATAAGCCGTTTAATCCCAAGTGGTAGTTCTTTATTGTCATAAGTGACTTGCAGCTTTCCCTCTCCGACAAAATTGACGTATTCCTCTCTGTTCTCATACATCCATGCAATAGTTCTGAGAATTGCGGTTTTAAAAATTTGTAACCGCTGATCGGCAGAATTGGTATAAGTTGACGCCGTAAACATCCCGGCTTTAAACATAACCTCATACCCGTCCTGCTCCCGACCCTCCTCAAAATAACCATCGACATGTACAAGTACATTTGGCTGCACAACACGAAAATAAGATGAATATGTAATGTTTGTGGCCGTAACCGTTGTAAAGTCATCGTAATAGCTGACAGTTGGTACGCCAATCACAGGCTGCCGCATTAGCTTTATGACATCAGTGCCGCCAGTTTGCGTTTGTTTCCAAGTCTGTTCACATATAGCAATGCCACCAGCTTCACTTTCAATGATTCTAGTTGCCGCGTCAATCAAATCATCAACAAGAGAATCATCTGTTGTGTCAGTGCCTATTTTGATGTAGTTTTTAGCCTCAGACCTGCTTACAATTGACAAGGTTGGACCCGTGACAAGTGTCAGTTTAATATTTTGCTGTGGTTTATATGGCTGGTATAAATCTGGTTTTTCGCTTTTCCTGTTCCAATTAGCCAAGTAATATCACCCCTTATCCACTGGCTCCTTCTTCATACCATTGTGGGCTTAATACTATTGTGTTTGTCGCTGCGCTGTTGTTGGTAACAATAACAGCGTACACAGTATCTCTTTTTAATACATATTCATTACTTTGACTAGTTTCTCCTCCTCCTCTTGTGCCACCTACACCAGTACCACCGCCTATATATCCTATTGATATAGTTGTTCCAGCTGTGGTAAGCGTTGCGTCAACTTTTACTATCATAGATGATACTTTTGATGATACTCTATTGTGGTTAATTGCTGAAACGGTAGTTCCACCTGTTAATGTTGCTCCTTCTTGCAAGGCTATCGACAATTTATCTCCGCTACATGCTAGTTTTTCGTTGCGATAATGTACATACTCTTCGGCTGGTGTTTTTAAAGAAAAAACAAATGTTCCAGCTGCCGGTAAACTACCTATTATTGGGTACTCAAAAAATACACCCTCATGGATGTTGTTATGCTCAACCTCAATTGTCCTAAATGCCTGTGTTACAAAGTCTTTAGCTGTTGCCATTGGATTCGGCATGGTCATCCCTCCTATTTAGTCTTTTTAGGTTTAACTGGCTTAGTTTCTTTTGGTGCTACCGGTTTTGTTTCTGTTTCGTCCTCTGGCTTGCACAATACTGCCCGGTAACATTTTAAGTTTCCGTATGACCCTTTGATTGCCTTGTGTTTGTCAAAATCATAGTCAACAGATCCAGCAAAACATAAACCTGCATCATTGACCAAGCTTATAAGTGTCTCAGGCATCAAATAAGGGTAATCCATGGTCAATATAATCTGTCCGTCATCCTTGAGCACCGTTTTAAATTGTTTCAAGGCATCAACAATGTTAACCGGGTACATGTGCTCTAAAACGCTGATGCAAAACACCTTGTCAATTGATTTCGGTGCAAAATCACCATCCAACTTGCAAATATCGCTGTGGACGTGCATCAATGTATCTGTGTCATTAAACTGTTTGATTGCAGGATCTTTGTCAATTGCAAAAATCTTTTTTACCCTGGCAGCTGCATAATCCTTGAATGGGTGATTTGTCCCACAACCGGCATCAATTATTATTTCATCGTCTTTCAAAAACTTACTTGCCCAGGCATATTCGTGCGGTCTGCTCCACCAATCAGATGGCAGCTCAAAACCATCCAAACTGTCAAATCGTTCATCATCGCCATAAAAAAACTTACTTGTCAGCAATTTGTTCACGCTCCTTTAATACTTTTTCAACGTCACTTTCTCTGTATAAATGCACTGCTGGGTAATGAGTGTCAATGTGTATCGGGTATCCTGCTGCCATTGCCCTGATGCTGAAATGCCTGTCCTCTCCCCACATAGAAAGGTTTGGTATGTTGTTGTAGTTTACTCCTGCATCAAATACACGCCGATTAATTAATATTGCTGCGCCAGTGCCTCCGCATTGGTACACACCCGGCGTTTTATACTTTTCAATGGTACCAGGCAGAAAACTATAGTGGTCATAATCCCATGCGTTTGGCATCAATGGAGATCCCGGATCCCAAGCTGTCCAAAATATTTCTGCCACGATGTCTAGGTCAAGGCTCAACAGATTCGACAATGTATCAGGATGCAGTATCAGGTCACTGTCCACAAAGAAAACATAGTCAAAGCCGTTTTTAACCGCAATTTCTATGATTTGATTTTTGATGTTTGCCACAAAATTGAGGTTGTGCTGCTTCCATTGATGCGTCTTTTCATCGCAAATATAATCATCATCTGTATTGGCTATTGCAACGGTGTCAGTTGGTGACAAATACTGTTTCAGATGCTCGCTGTTGTGGAGAACAAAAAGTCGCTGCACGTTTACATTGTCCGGTATGGTCAAATTATTAAGGCTATCTATGTATAGCTTGAATTTGACCTCATTTTGGCGCACTGGTGCAGCTATTAGAACATTAGTTTTTTTCATGCACGTTTGAACCTGTCTTGTCCACTCCTGCAGCTGCCGAAATGGTACATCCTTTATGTAGTATGGCTGTGGTAAATCCTGCAGCCAGTAATCATCCTTCATCCATCCTGACTTAACACAATCACGATAAACTTTTGTGCCGGGGAATATCATTAGTGGTTGGCAACACCAACTTGACGGCTTAACCTCTCGGATCAGGTCGATGGTCTCTTGTATGGTTCCGTCTGTTTCACCTGGATAACCAATAATAAACAGCATTACAACCTCGATGCCTGCTGCCATTAGCTTCTTCATGTTAGCTTTGGCAACGTCCATGTCAAGCCGCTTATTCATGGCATTTCTAAGATTTTCGTTGCCTGATTCAATGCCGACTGCAACACGTTTGCATCCAGATCGAGCGAGTAAGTCAATCAGTTCATCGTCAAACTGGTCTGCTCTGGCTGTTATTTCGTATTCAAATTTATAATCTACAATGAATCCACATAACCGTTTCCAGTTGTCTAAATCTGCGGTGGATGCGTCATCGTGAAATTTAAATTTCGTCGTCCCATACCGCTGGTTATATTTCATCATTTCGGCAAATACGTTTTCAGCTGACCGGCTGCGGTATCCATGCCAAAATTTTGTCGTGCTGCAAAATGAACAATAATCTGTGCAACCTCGACTGAATATAATCGGTGCTTCTGCCTCGACCATATTGCTGACGTTGGCAAATAGGTCAAATCCGTCTATACAGTGAGGTAATTCATCAAGGTTATGAATTATGTCAGCCTCAATAATGCGCTTTGACTCTCTACCGTCGATATAATTTTTGATTAAGTTGACAATAGACCGCTCTCCCTCACCTTTCATGATGTGGTCAATATAAGGGTAATGCTCGGCAATTTGATTCGCCATTATAAAAGCGTGTGGTCCACCAACGACAGTAATTATTTGACCAACATTATAGTCGCTTTTGTCAATTCCCCAATACTTTGCCATTGAATCATCAAAAAGTCTTATTGATTTAACCCGTTTACATAGCTCAAAAGCACTATTCCTTTGTTCTGTGAAACAAGTAAAACCTAATATATTGGTGTCGTCTGGATTAATACTTTTGAATATTTTTGCAAAAGCCTCATCCATGCTGTATTCAAACAAATCCAGCAACGTCACTTTTAAATCCGGTAATTCTTGCCTTATATATGCCCCAAGTGATGCAATACCTAAAGGCAACCATCTTTTGTCTTGACCATAGCCGGGATAATTTCTCTTTGGTGGGTAACACAATATAACATTCATAATAACGCCCCTTTCGTTAAGCCCCTTATAGATAAATTTGTGGCAGGGAGAAAGGGGGTAACTCCTTTTCAGTCCGTCGACCTAGCCACAAATTAACTGCCTATGTACCAAACAATTTTAACGTTGGATTGGTATCCATAATGCTTATATACTGCTCCATAATGCCATTTTTACCGTCAGGATCACACTGTAAATATCTTTCGTGCTTTTTAATCCTGTCAGCCTCTCGGCTCCATCCCATGTGCTTTATCGGTATCATCGTCGGGTAACATTTTTGTGATGCGTTGCCAGGGAACCGTCCGCAATGCAGTTTTTTATTCAGCCAGTGGTAAATGAACCGCTCCTTATACCTTACTGCCATTGGCCAAATATAACGATGTGCCTGCCATAACTGGTCATCCCTGTAATGAGTGTCTGACCACATGTCATGCAACCTAAAACCAACGGCATCAACCTCTGTTGGTAAAACGTGAAATAAATATTTGATGTAATCAATATGCCCGTCAACAAATAATTCATCAGCATCGAGGCAGAGGATCCAATCGTTGTCGCTTGCTTTGTTTGTCGTTAGCTGCCAGAGTTTTTGTCGCGCCTCCAGCTCGTTTGTTGTCCATTTTTGTTTATTGGATCTAAATACCTCGCCAAACTCCTCGCAAATAGAAACCGTGTTGTCTGTACTGGCATCGTCCAGAATAACAACACGGTCACATATTTGGTTCATTTGTTTTAACACTTGCTCAAGCCAGCGTCCTGATTCGTTTCTGACCAACATCATCCCATGAATCATTGTTCAAACACCGCCTTGTAACCGGGCACGTTTATAACCTCATAAACAGCCATGCCCTCACAGTATTTGTTTGGCTCGTTTGGGTATTTTTTCTCATGTACTTTATTAAGTGTCCATCCTGACTGTCTAAATAACTGCTCCATCTGTGGCACAGTGTAACATGTTATATGGCAATGGCAGTTCAACCAGTTGAGCCCCGGCATAAAAATTAAGCCTTTGCCATTATCCTTTACAACTCGCCTTGCCTCACAAAGCGCAATATAAGCCGATGGACAATGTTCTAGGCTGTCCCACATTACGAATCCGTCAAAAGTGTCATCCTCAAACGGTATATCCTGCATATCACCAAATATAACATTTTGGTGTACTCGCTGATTTACCTCGCCTTGGTTGTATGTGATGCCGTGTGCCTGGTGTCCCATCTCGTTTAATTTGTTCACGAGGATCCCATTGCCAGATCCAAGGTCAATTATTTTTTTGCACTCCGACAAGAATCCCAAATGGTCAGGCTGAAATAAAATTGTAGGTCTGTTTGAAAAGTCGTCTCTGCTGCTGTCCCAATATTTTTTTATATGCATCATTACACCTCCTTAAATAACGGTTCAGAGGTGTTTTTGGACTTATATTCGTTATAACATGCCCTGAAATGATCCCTGACTATTGGCATGGATGAAATATGACCAACGTCAATTGACAAGTCAACATACATTTTAATTGCCTTGTGCTTTGCTTTTAGGCAGAACGTCAAATCCTCGCCCATGTTCGGCAGTGGGAAAAAATAATGTTTTCTGTCTCCAATCAATTCAGCATCAACCTGTCTGAATACCTCAGTTTTAATCATGCAACAGGCCATTCCGCAACCTTGAATCTCAATAAGCCCTTCATCCGGGAACTCAATCGGGCTCTCCAGTGTAGGTCTCATCATCTTTGTGTCGTATGTAACTTTAGTATAGAAACACGGCTGAAACGGTGGTATCCGCTTAAATGCCATGCCTGTCACCAACCCCGATTCTGGTCGCTGATCGAATGTGTTTAACATTTTCATAATCATGTCGCTTGGCGGCACCATGTCACTGTCAAGGTAAAGCACATAATCGCAATCATTTTCAATCGCAAATTTGGCTATGCTGTCTCTCGCCTCATATACCAACGAACTGCCAACCATGTGGTATTTAATAACGCAGTTTGGCGGCACTCTGAGCGACAAAAGCGCGCTTAGTGTTTGCCAATGAAATATCCCCATGTGGGGGATGCCGATACAAATATTTGTTGTTTTATTGAGAGGAGAAATTGCTGATTGTTCTGCACTTTGTTTTTTTTCAATTGCACTTAAAACATTTTTAATATTTTGAATTTCGTTATCTTTGAACGCCTTGTATTGTTGATGCTGTTGTAACAACTCAAAATATTTTGATTTGTATTGATTTAAATATACTTTGATGAAAAAGTTAATAATATTTTTAAAAAGTTGCATAAAAAAAACACCTCCTGTAAGTGTTTGAATATATTCCTGAAAAGTCTGCCGTGGCAGGAGGTCAGGAACCCTCTTTTCGGTTGCAAGCCTATCCACGGCATTTGAATCAGTTTAAATTAAACGGGCTCGTATCTTGGTTCTGCTCTTTCGATTGTTGCAGCCACAACAGTCCCTGTTGCAGACACGACACGGGCATAAACATAACGTTTGGTCAGGCTTGTAGCATCAATTTCTGCCTCAAGGTATACATCTGATGCGGATGTGATAGAACCTGTTACAACAGATGCAGCAACCTGAGTTCCTGCAGCTGCTGCGGCGGTGTGTTCGTACAGCGATAATGTTATAACGCCTTCGCCCTTTGCATCAGGCAAACGGTGAGCGAAAAGCTTCGCCACGGCCTTATGGTAGTTCAGCATGTCAACAGTTGCTGATCCGCTGATTCCAGTTGTAGCCGTTGGGAACACCTGTGTAGAAACAGTAATACCTTCCATGATTTTATTCATCGTATGTTATCCCCCTCTCTTAACCGATTCCAACGAACGGTGACAGAGTGCTGCCTCCTGCTCGTGGTGTTATTGCGCTGTCAAGCCATACCTGACCGTCAACTCTCTTGGTCACTCTGTAGGCCATCTGGTCATTCTGGAATTTGAAATGCTCGGATGTCATGACAGACATTCCAGCCCTGTCACCGATGAGGTAGAATCCCATGTCGGCAAGCAGAACATCTCCGGTTGTGCCAAGCGCAGGCAGTTTTTCTGTTACGACAATAGGTCTGCCGTACAGGGTGCCGGGTGATCCTGCAGCTGCTGAAGGTGCCCAAATATATGAACCATTTGGATCTTGCAGTGCATAGATGTAAGGCAGAACAGATTGATTCACAAAGAATTTTGCTCTGCTCATATTGCCCTTAAACCTTGCCATCATGTTGATGATGTCGGTTGTGTTGACCTGTGAGGAGGTTGCGCGGCTTACTGTGATGTAAGCAGGTGCGGTAATAATCCCTTGAGGTCTGCCAGGTGTTGCGTTTGTCAAGAAAGCGTAATCTTCCTCGAACGCCAGAACCTCACCGAACATCTGGGTTAACAGGCTGCCCATAGAAACAATGGCATCAGCTTCGAGTTCGTTGGGATCTTCGCAGTATCCGTATAATTTTTTGGGTTCAAGAGTAACCCTCTTGAAAGTAGGCTGTGTTTCTGTCATAGTCCCATTTTCAGAGCCCCAATAAGCAGCAACTCCACCGTAAATTGAACCGGCTGCATTAGTGTCCATGTCCAGTGCCGGGATCATCAGCTTATTTGATGTCATGTTGATGATTCTTGCACCGTTGGATCTGACAACGGATTGCTCAAGGTCTACCTTAAGAATTTCAGCCATGAACTGGTCAGGCACCAGGTATCCACCGGACGCGCCAGTTCCTTCTGCTAAATCCTTAATTTCCATTGCTTTTGACTTAACATTTCTCAGGAACTCACCAAAGCTCTTACCATACTTCTGCTCTGGTGCAATTGCAGGCTGATGAACTGCCTTGAAACCGTTTGTAATCGAATCTGTCATTTTAGCCATGCGCTGTTCGAACTTGGTTTCAACGTCACCAATCTGACGGTCAACCTCTTTGTTTCTGTTGTCCATAGCCTCTTTTAACTCGGCCATTTTACTGTTGTAATCATCTTTGTTTGCTTTGCCTTCGGCGATTGCCTTAATCTCAGCAAGCAAAACGTCAACCTGCGTTTGGTTGTTTTTAGTCTCCATCTGACACACTCCTTTCAAAATTTTGGGCAACAAAAAAACGCCCACTTTCGGCGTTTCGCATTGCTTCTGTTTAGTTGTAATTTTTACTTGTACTGCTTAATTGCTTCGAGTATTGAGTGGACGGTGTCCGGGTCAATATCGCTATTTTTAGGCGGATCTTCAAGAGTCTGAGTGGATCTCTCCGGGTCAGTCTCAATCAAGAGTGCCATTAGTGCGTCAATCGTTTCTTGAATCCTGCTTCTGTTGGTCGATGACAATACCCTCCCCGATTTCAGCTCATCGAGTAATCTGTCAAATCGCTTTACATTGTTGACCTTGGCCATATCATTGGCGGCGAATGTAACTGCCGAAAACTCCCACAAACGGACCTCTTTCAAATACCTGATTCTATTCTTTGAATCGTATTCGTCTTGTATGGTGTCATATCCAATCGACAACTCATTTATAACACCGTCTTTCATAAGCTCAAAGCATTGTCGGCCTTTTTCAGTACCAAGGCAAAGTTTCGCTTTGACGTGTAATCCTTTTTCGTCCTCAGCCATCATGATCGGCTTGCCGATTGGCTCGCTTATATCATGCTGCCACAATACCTTAACCCTGTTACTGTTATTATTTATGGTCCTGTTAAATGCCCCTTTAACGACTATATCCCTGTAGCTGTCCAGATTATTGAACATCGAGGCATAACCTTCAAACACTCCGTCCTCTTGAGCCTTAATCTCAAAGTCAAAGCTCTTATATTCAAACATTGATGCACCACCTTTCTATTTTCTAACATAGCCTATTGCACACCGACAGTTGATTGTCTCCTTTGCTGACCCGTTTGGGTCTCCCGGGTACTGCATACGGCTGTCACCCACTGTAAAATATCCGTCCATATCAACAGGAGCATGAGCACCCATAGCAAAATGCGTATCCCGTGTCCTCTGGTCATAGGTTGGAATCCATATCTTTTTCACGTTTGAACTTGCTTGCTGTGCAGCTGCATATGAACCGTAATTTGATGCCCGGATGGTCTCTGTCTGTGCAATAACCTTTGACCTGTTTGGTATAATTTCGTCCAGGTAGAGGTTGTCAATCCATTTCGCTATTTTAGCGATTGGCATACCCTCTGTTATTCCCTCATCAATCCTCTGCTTAATATGGGTCTTTGTCGTGTCAGTAATATTGACCACCATCTCAGCAACGGTTGATGAAACGAACTGCATTATAGCCTGTGCAAAAACACTGAAACCAAATGCCTTTTTGCTCTCCAGGTCTCTGTAAACCTCTGAGCCAAAATCGTCAATTATGGCAATATAAGCGGCTGTCAATGTGTTTCGCCAATCAACCTGTCCTTTGCTGATCACCGCATTAACCTGTGCCCTGTATACCGAATAAGTTTCAGCCTCTACACTGGAAATTTTTTTGCGCTCATCATCAAACAAACCTTTAACTTTGCTTTCAAGCCGGCTGTAATACTTTGACCGCTTGCCCTCGTATGCTTTCCAGTAGAGTGCTTTTTGCTCCTCCGTCATGTCAACGGATTTTAAGTTTTTTTTTACTCTGTCAGTCTCACCATCGTCCAAGGTATCATCTGTTTCTGTCAGGCTCTGGTCAGCATCGTCCCCAGTTTGCACCGGATTAGTCTTGCCACCCTGCAATATTTTTGATGCAACCTCGGCATAATATTCGCCGTCAGCCTCTGCCTCATAGCCTAAAGCCTCTCTCGCTTCTTCTCTGGTTATAATGTTGTTGACGAATAATTTTGTTACCCTGTCAGAGATGGCATCAATTGATTCGTGTAAGACGGTTATGTCATCGAGGTTGTAATCCAACACTAAATTGTCCGCGTATCTGGCAACTAAGTCACTATTTAGTGTAGATTTGATGTTGTCCAGGTACCTCGGCACTATAGTGTTTTGCCAGAATGATTTTAGTGCCTCCTCATAATTTGCATATGTTTGTCCCTCTGGATCCCCGACCACCTGACCAGGCACACCAAAAGCCGAACATATTTCTATGCGGTTCAACTTGCGCTGATTCAAGAAATCCATATCAACAGGGCTTAGTCCAAAGGATGTGTATTGAATCCTCTCAGCATCCAATAGCAATGGCACCCTAGCATTATTTGAGCCACCGTACCTATTCAGCCAATCCTCACGCAGCTTCTCTTTTGTCTCTGGTGAAATGTTTACCGCCGAAATTGCTCCCGGTGGTACCGCTGCATTTTGCAATGTGGTTTTATTCCAATCGACAGCCTGATTCTCTGTGTCAATTGTTCTCGCCATTGCCCTGATTGGTGACAACCCTTGGTAAAGATCTAATGGATCATTAAACTTTGACCAGATCACCGAATCAGCCGGGTAAATAATTTTGTCACTACCCATTTGAAACTCAAACCCGGAGACAAATTGTTTTTTATCAGGCACAGGGCTGACAAAATGGGGGTAAATAGGTGACAATTGTGTCGGGATTGTCGGATTATTCATTTCGGCATAAAATTTGCCTTGTAGAGCCAAATATGTGGCCCACAAATCAAAAAAGTCCCGGCTTGACAGCCAAGGATTCACTCTGTTGTTAACAATGTTTAAAATTGGATGATCTGGTATCTCGTTTAGTTTACCGCCGCGCTTACGGTATAGCACCCAAGGCACAGAGGATGTGCAACTGGCAATCATGGCAACACAAGCATAAACCCAGACAACCTTATTATATGCCTCACGTATGTATGCCTCATCTTTTTGAGTTGCCCAAACTGGCTTGCCATAGTTCCATTGGTATGTATACTGTGTCATTTTGCGCTGAAACTGACCCATTAACTTGTCTATAAATCCCACTTTATCACCGCCTGTTTTTACTATTAATCAATTAGTCTATATTTAAATCCTATAAAAAGGCATAGAAAAAGGGCCGGGAGACGTTCGGCCCTTGTGCATGTTGCAACATGTCTATGCCAAAATTTATTTATATAAAATATATTCCTTGCGATTCTTTCATTTCGTCCTCATATGCGTAACGTAACCCATCCAACAAATGGTTATTTTTGTCAATAGGAACAGGTAATACGTTTCCGGTTTTATCCTCTTTCCATTTGTACTGCTGGATTTCGTTTTTAAAGTTCTGGCATTTCACATCAATTATAATCTCGTGCTTTTGCAGAAACTTGATGCCATAATCAATGCTGTCCGGCCCTTTTTTTGCACCAATGGCATATACCCCGTATTTTTTTAACTCGGCAATACTTTTCGGCTCTGCACTGTCACACGTTACTGGCTTTTTGTCCACCTTTTCACGGATGATCATTGCCAGCTCCTCATTGTCAAGGTTGGTTGCGTAGACCTCATCGAAAACATATATGCGCTTTCTGGCCTTGTCGTAATGCGTCACGATCAGAGCGGATGGGTCTTGAGCAAATCCAAAGTCGAGACCAATCTTATATTTATCAAACGATGCTTTAACATCACTCAAATCCTCAATACCCCAGTTTTTGTATATGACAGCACCAAGCACACCCCAGTTGCCGAGCGTGTAAACTTGGTAATAATATGGGTCTTTTTCATTTTCGAGTGCGCGGCGGTCATCATCTGTTAAGAATTTGTTATCTAAATACGTCGTTTTAAGAATAAATAAATCACTGGACTCATAAACCGTCTTATTATCATCCCACTTGCCAAAATATTCGTTATAAATCCAGTGTGTTTGCAAAATTGGGTTAAACGATAACACTAACCGTTTTTTTGATGCGCTCATACCTCTCAAACGTTTTTGGAGTTGTTTTACTGCGGTGTATTCTGTTTCTGTTGCCTCCTCAACCCATATATCTGTTATAACCCCATTGATTGGAGTTATGGACTTTATTTTCTCTGGATCGTCAAGGCCACAAAACAAAATTTGCTTGCTGTTTATCAAGCACGTTATCACCATGTCGGTTTTGTTTATGTTGAAAATAGAGTAAGCGTTATAGTTTATTATTGCTTTGACTATTTCGTTGAAAACAGACCGTTTTATCGTTGATGCTGTATTTCTGCATATGAGGTAGTTTCTATCGTTGTAAATTACATCTAAAATTGTACGCTGCGCGAGGAAATAACTTTTCCCTGACGATGAACCACCGAAATATATCTGCGTCCTGGTATTGTATTTTAAATAAGGCCAGTATGCGTCATTAAATGCCCGGCGGTCAACTTTTGGACGGTCATAAATCAACATCTGCAACGCCCTCTTTTAAATCAATTACGTTCCCATTTTCATCAACCAGATCAAAGCCGAGTGTGCGTATAGTCTGGTTTACTTCTTGCTTTAACTCTCGCCGATCCTTAAAGTTTTCAGGGTCGAGGTTTTTTAATGCGAATATTAAACATGTGTCTGAGTGTATCATTCGCTTTGTTTTTTCAACCTTTTTCTTTTCTTTGCCTGAGTCGTCTTTTTCAATATATGTCTTTGTTTCCTCGACCTCATGCCCCATAGCTCTTTTATATAGGCTTTCTTTTAACTCTCTTATTAAATCGTCTTTCCCGTCTTTTAATGCTTCCGAAAGTTCCGATTTTTGTTTTTTATACAAATTTAATGTTGAATAGGCTATATGTAATTTGTCTTTTGCAATCTGTTCTTCTGTTAACCCGTCTTTGCGCCAGTACGCTATTTTATCTAAATAAGGCTCGACATGCGTTTCATATTTACTCATGTTCTCACCCCTTTATCAATTCAGCTTTCTTACCCGTTAAAGTTTCCCAACGCTTTATAATGACATCGCAATATTTTTCATCCAGTTCCATCATGTAGCAGATGCGGTTTATTTGTTCGCAGGCTATTAGTGTTGAACCTGATCCACCAAACAAATCTAAAACTATATCTCCGCTTAAACTTGCGTCATTTATTGCTTTTGATACAAGTTCTATTGGTTTCATTGTTGGGTGAAGATCGCTTGATTTTGGCCTTTTAATATCCCAAACATTCACAAGAGTTCTGTCTTGTGAAAATCTTGACCCATTCTCAACCCAACCAAACCAAATGGGTTCATATTTGTTCTGGTATTTGCTTCTGCCAAGAGTAAATTGATCTTTGTTCCATATAATCGTTGTACTGCAATGCAATAATTCATCTGCAACAGTAAACATTATTCGGCCCTCCGGGACCGGAGGGCCTGCCATATATACGCAACCTAAAACATTTTCTTTTATTCTCGAAGTAAATTCAAAACAAAATTTCTTAAATTCTTGTTTTGACATGTTATCGTTCTGTATTTCTCTTTGTTTAAATTTTGGATGTTTTATATTTCCATAATTTATGTTATATGGTGGATCAGTGAAACACATATGAGCCTTATTTCCATCAAGTAACTTTTCTGTATCTTTCTTTAGTGTACTGTCCCCACACATTAACCGGTTCCGTCCAAGTTGCCATATATCCCCACGCCTTGTTATCGGCTCGACTATTTCTTCCAACGCTTTATCAGCGTCAAAATCATCCTCTTTAACATCTCCATCATGAAATTGACTCATAAGGTTTTCTATCTCTGACATATCAAATCCAGTCAACTCCATATCAATTTCGCCAGTGTCTATCTCCTGCAACAAATCCTTTAACGCCTCAAAATCCCACTCGCCGCTAATTTTATTCAGCGCAATATTGAGAGCTTTTTCACGCGTCTTATCCACGTCAACAACAACACATTCTACCTCTGTATGCCCCAAATCCTTTAATACTTTAAGTCTCTGGTGACCACCGACAACTGTCATATCTTTATTGCAAATTATTGGGTCAATGTATCCAAACTCCTCTATTGACCGTTTAATTTTTTCATATTCTTTATCCCCTGGCTTTAAATCTTTTCTTGGGTTATAGTCTGCCGGTATCAGTTTTTTTACGTTAATTTTCCTGAAATCCATATAACACCTCAAATAAATTTTGCTTTACATCACAGCACTCCCACCCCTGCGCTTACCATCGTGATGTACCGTTTCCCTAAACATAACAGGACCATATGATCCTGTGTCTGCTAACTCCATTTAGACCGATGCCAGGGACTTGAACCCTGGATCATGGAGCAACCAACCCCATGCGCTTACCCTTAGCTGACATCAGATGTTATTTTTGAACGTAAAAAAACTCCGGTCCCCATTCGATTGCCCAAGTCAATCGCATCCCCACCGAAGTTTTTTACATCAACCCATATTACCATTCTAAACTGTTTTTTTATGAAAAACTCCTAAAAAACTCCTAAAATTCTCCTAAATTTTGCTCAAATGCAAATGAATTTTGCATAAAATGGCATAAGTATTAATGTAAGTTTCGTGAGTGCCTGTCCATTTTTAGCCTGGAGTGACTTGTCAATGATTGGCTCTTTGAACGTGTTGAAATAGCTGATTTCGATGTCTCGCCAACTCATGAGGTCAAAGTATTTACACTCAACAATGAACCTCTCCTGTTTCGTCAGGCTGTTCATAGCCGCCTCGATCTGCTCAACCTCGATGCGTTTCATGTAGATGCGGTCATGCTCCTCTCGGATCCATTCGTCAACCAGTTCTCTTGTTAATTGAGATTCGGTATCAGTTGCGAAATATTCAGCCTCAACCATTGAAATATTTCGTCTTGCGCGTGGCATGCCTGCATCAGGTGACTGCTTTGTGTAATAGCCAAGGATGTGTAAATTATTACTTTTTAACGCTTGCTCATATACTGCAATTCTGGCGTATGTACTGTCTAACTCGGCCTTTTTGATGCGGTATTTCTTGAGTGCGTCAGTAATTTTCATTTGGCTAATACCTCCCGGCTTAAATAGCGTTCAATCTCCTCTTTTGCCTCTACCCAGCTGTAACATACTGCGACTTTATGCCCCTGCTCCTCTAGGCGAACAATCCACCATTTTTGGTTGTCTGACAATTTGCCGTCTTTAGATTTCATCTCGATGTATAATCCATTGTACTTGCCTCTTGAAACCGGGAAACATAGGTCTGGCACTCCTGCCTTAACTCCCTCTGCTTTAAACCTTGCTGCTTCTCTTGCGTCCCTCCTACCCCCGTTTGGGATGTGGTAAATAAGTTTTAACTCTGGTATGCGCTCCTCGTTATACTTGACCCATTGCATTAATGATTTTTGTTCGGCTGATTCATGAAAAACCATTACAGCACCTCCAGACTAGTAAAGTTTAAAACTCCTCCAACATCGTGTTTCCTGCCGGTTATTTTTTTATAATGTTCGTCTAACGCTTTTTCTATGGCTGCAATTGGATGGACGTGCAATATGTAGGTCAGCGTTGCCTGTATAATGTCCAGAGCCTCTGCCAACTCCTCCGGTGTGCCCTCATCCTCCAGTATTAATTCGTCCAGCTCCTCCTCAATTTTATTTAGCTGCTCTCCTGCGTCAAAGTCATTAATCCATATAATTGGCATTTTCATTTGTTTTACCTCCAGTTTTTTAAAGTACCCTGCTTTTGCTCGTGAACGGCTTTTCGTTTGCATTGAATATGTATTTATGAAATCCGGGTTCGTTTTGTCTTACGTTGTTAACCTTCAGCCATTCTTGCCTGGTTATTTTATGCTTAACGTAATGCCTGTTGTTTACTGTTGCCATTACCATACCGCACAATGGACACCTCATTTCATCACCTCGCTTTCAATAATTTTGTATGTCGTTTCAAATGGCGGTCTACCTTTTTTAACAAGCTGTTTGTTTTCATATTTCAAATTTTTTGTCATCATTTCAACCAGTGCCTTTGCTGCGTCTCTGGTATCAAATTCACCCAGTATGTATCCTGGATCAACATCCGATTGCTTGAATATGCGATATTTCACTTCCCTTCCCCCTTTTCAAATAAAATGGTCTTGTCCAAAATATCCGCCGTGGTGAATGATTCAACTCCTGACAGGAACCGGATGACTACCTTGTATCTATCAATCTGGAGTATGACACCTGAATCCGGCTTTCGTGTTGCTCGTTTTGGCATTTTTCTGTATACGGTCACGATGTCACCCTTTGTTAGAGTTTTAAACTTTTGTATCTCTGGATGGTTTGGCAGTGCCTTTAGTGCGTTCATAGGTTCCTCCTAAAATGTTTATCTTACTGTTACCTTCAATTCCTCTGCCATTGCCTCTTTTATCATTTCTAGTGTCAATTCTTTTTTATCCAGTGCCTTGAATATCGTGTTCACTTTGTCAAATACTCGCTGCATCCGGGATGATCCAAAATCGAATTCGTCCCTGAGTGCCATTTTGAATACCTCTACATAGATTTCATAAGATTTAAGTAATGTTTTCTCCTGAGTAGTACGCCTCATGTTTTCCAGCAACGTTCTGACTTCTGGCTCTGTGTATATCTTATGATTGCTTTGCACTATTGCTCGTTTCTGTGCCCTGTTCATGTCAATCCCCCTTTTCAATATCTGCTATAGCCTTAAGTATTGGATATATTTGCTGCGGTACTACAGCATTACCTAAGCATTTAAGTCTGTCCATCCGGTTGGGAACCCTTGCATCTCCTCCCAAAAAGCAGGATTGCTTCGCCCTCTCTTTCCAGTCAATATCATCAAATAATTTGGCAACTGCCCCAAGTGTGCTCTCTCTCTATTTTTCAGCTTTTCTATTGTTTTTTTGTAATCGTTCAAACCCCTTGTATCCGATGCGGTCGGCGTTGGCATCATGTGCGACAATGAAAACTCTGTCTCGTCTGTGCGGTGCTTTGACGGCGCAAGCTGGAATAAGAAATACCCCCCCGATATAACCTTTATCTTCCAATTGAGATAAGTAATTTTCGATTCCCATATTGAGGATTCCAGCAACATTTTCACCAATAACCCAAAGCGGTTTGATTTCTGAAATAACTCTAAGCATTTCAGGCCAGAGGAAACGGTCATCTTCTTCGCCTTTGCGCTTCCCGGCAACACTGTAAGGTTGGCAAGGGAATCCTCCTGAAACAACGTCAACTGATTGAACCCTTGAAATTCTTTTGACTTCATCTCCTGATACATCACGAATATCCCTCCATCTCGGCACATTAGGCCAATGTTTTTCTAATACCCGTGTCGGGTAATCTGCCCATTCAACTTGTCCAATCGTTTCAAATCCTGCCCACTCTGCAGCTAGGTCTATTCCGCCAATACCCGTGAAGAGTGAAAAGTGTGTAAGTCTTCTCATACCTCAAATCCCTCCATTGCTTCAATATCAGAATACAGTCCTATCTTATCCAGCACTCTCCCCAGCTCTTTCACCAACTCCCGATAAGACGGAACCCATTTTTCCCTTTCATCAATCTGGATTGATTGATTGTCCAGGTATGCAGCTGCTTTATAGTGCCTTTCAAGTAACGCGTTATATTGCTGTTTTAAAATGGGCATTTTTCACGCGTCCTTTCCGGTGGATTCATCAGGATTTTAAGATTAAATCCTAATCTTTTTGCTTCTGCGATTGCTGCCTCTCGACCACCAGTTCCCTGGTTGACTTTTTTGTTTTCATCCCTTAGTATTCTGGTATCGAGATATTTCCCGATTGGTTCGGTCATATATGGCGATTGATGCTCTGTCAAAGTTCTACCGTCATACATGGCCGATTTTCCAATTTCACATTCACAATGTAGTGCGTATTCATAACCATCTGACAACCTGTGCAAGATTGCCCCCCTGTCCATGCACACATAGCACTTGATTGTTCTTTCCTGTTGCCACACTGCCATTTTTGGATCACTAACCGTTGCTGTTTTACTTTCGCAAAAGTCTTTTAGTTCTGCTAATTTTGGGCAAAATTTAAAGGTTGTGAACACCTCATCAAGGGAGTTCATCATAAAGTCGTAATCCTGTTTCAAGAAAAAATTGCCGTATAGGTTCCGTACTTCTTGATTTTCAAATGGATCATGACTTGCTGTCTTGTAATAGTTCCTGTAAATTTTAAAAATGTTGTTTGCTTCATCCCTGGTCAATTTTGTTCTCCTCCTCTCTTTTCCGTTTGTATCTTTCAGCAATAGAACCCACTTCAAACCAACAATCTTCTGCTGTAAACTCTGCTTTTATCCTTGGCTTTGGACTAAAAGGAATCGGTTGTCTCTGTTGTTTTTCCTTTTCCCGTCTCAATTCCTCTGCCTTTTTGTGCTGCTGGTACTGCTCTACTGTCAATATTCCTTTGCTATGTGCCGTTATTAGGACTTTGCTTGTCCATTTCCATTTATGGGTGATTGATGGTTCAAGGGAATCCTTCATAACTTCAATGAATAGCTCCGGTGTTATTCCATCATCCAAAATATGTCCAATCTCCTCGGCTGTTTGTTGTGTTACTGATTGAAGATAATTGTTTTGATAAAACTGGATAATTTTGGTGAGCCCTTCTTCCTCCTCCTTCTTATCATTCTTATCATTCTTATCATTCTTATCATTCTTGTTTGTGTTGGCTGGTTGTTGGCTGGTTGTTGGCTGGTTGTTGGGTTTGTTGTTGGATTCTTCTTCTCTCATCTGGTACAAGTCATAATTTACAATGCTTACAAGGCTAAATTTGTTGTTGGATTTGATGGTGATAATTTTCAAGTTCTCAAGAATTTTCAGTCTATCGTAGGTAGTACGCCCATTTTGCTTTAAGTCATTACTCAGAACGTCCCTTCCTGTAATGAATTGACCGCGTTCAATAATCTGTTCTTTATTATTGAATATAATCTTGTTTGGCTCATGGTTGGCTTTCAAAAGACAATACACAAATAATTGAAGTAATTCAGGTTTCAAAAATATTGGATTTTCTAAAAGTTTACGATGAAGTTTTATCCAGCCTTCCATTTCTTCCACCTCACAAATTTACATGATAATGGGGCATCACTGCACCCAATGCTTATTTGGTTTTATTTCAAAAAATCTGGAGTATCGTTTTCTGAAGGTTGTTCCTGTTGCTGGTCAGGTTGAGGTATTTGTTCTTGAGTGTCTGGTGTTTCCTCTACATAAGAGGTTGTTCCAGATGAGTCCTTAAATGTCATATCGCTTTCAAAAGCATTTTGGAGATCAATGGACATTACGCCCCATTTTGATATAAGTTGGCGAAGCATGGTTTTATACGCCATCCCATCAAAGTCCTTTGTCCAGAAAGTCCACGCGGTTCCTTTTTTCTTGTCTGCTGCATAACCCTGCGAGTATTTCAATGCATGGGATTCCATTTTAGCCTTTGACCAGTACATTGCCTTTCTGAATCCATTCAGATATTCAAACATAGCATAGTACCCAATAGTTGGTGCTGCTTCCCTTTGTGCTTCGTCCTGGATAATATTACAGGTAATTTCCTCGTTCAGGGGATCATAGTTGGCAAGCTCCCCCTCTTTGATTGCCAGGACATTCAATTTTTTATAGTACCCTGACCTTAATGCAAGTTGAATGTATCCTTTGTAACCTAACTGAAATGTTGCGACAGTGCGGTTGTTTTTACGATCCTCAAAAGGAACCATGTAATATTGACCCAGTTGAGGGGATGGTGATAGTTTTAGCGACTCCCCAAGGAATGCACAATTAAGGATTGACATGTGCTCACATGTTGCAAGGTTTGGGTTTGCTGTAACAGCTGAAATAATTTGAGTCATAAACCTTTGTCCAGACTCTCCACCCATCATTTCATTGATCTTCTGCTTTACTGCTCCCTGAGTAATGAATACTGAAAATGTTGGTTTTGCTGCTTGCTTTACTAAGCTATTGTTAACTGCCATTTTAATCACCGTACCTTTCCAAATTTGATATTATTTTCGAAAATATAGTTCCGTAAAAAAGCCTTCTGTTCAGGCGTAACCCAAAGCCTAAATTCTATAACCTCTAATTCAGGCTCGATCACCTGTTCCATTTCCATTGCTTGGCTGAAAGTTGGTGCTGGTGTAGCAGGAAATTCAGGTGGTGGTTCTGGTTTCTTTTCTGCTTCCTGCTTTGCCTTAAACTCTTCCAACTTTATTTCCTGATCTTCCAGACGTGTTTTGATTGCAAGGGCTTCACTTAACAACAGGGTGTTAAGATAAGTGTTTTTCATTTCAGTTTCAAACTTTGACTTGATTGACTCAATATGCTTTAGGTCACTGGATACACGTTCAATTTCTTTCCTGAGTTCGTCCGATATGGTAGCAAGCTTATATGTTGCATTCAGCCATTTTTCATTCCAGAGAGTTTTCAGGGGTAGGATCTCGATAAGATCACCAATCATATCAGAGTACATACCTTCAATGACTTTCTTTTTATCCTGTTTTTGCTTCTCTTCAAATGCCTTTACTTGGTTGTCAATATCTTTAACTGGCTCATTGACAAGGTTTACAATCTCTTTGATCTTGATTTCAAATTCATCGTAAGGTTTTAGGCATAATGCCTTAATTTCTTTACGCTTGCTTTCAATGGCTTCCTTGAACTTGTTCAGGGTTGCCCGGTCTGTTTTTGCAAGTTTTATTTCCTCTTCTGAATAGACAAGCCCCTTGTACTTTTCTAGCCTTGTTGTAAGCTCTTTTTTGATTTCTTCATGATTGAAGGTTATTTCCTGAATGAATCCTTCCTCAGAAGGGCTATGAATTATTAATTCCATGTTTATTTAGCCTCCTTTTCGTAAATGTATGTTGCTGTCATGTCTGCCATATGCAAAGCCAGAGTAAGAGGATATTTTTTATAGGCTGCTCCCAAGGCATAACTTCCACCCCTCACACTTTCATCAAATCCGCCCATGTGCCAACGGATAGCATACTTTTCATCATCAGTAAGCTTAATGAATTGCTCCGCAAGCATGACAGAGCATTCACCGTGTCCATATGGGTGGGTGTCCTCTACCTCATAGAATGGAACCTGAACCCATACACCTTCTTTGTTTTTGGCGTTCCTGTAGGATATTTTGTAGAAGTTTGTTTTGCACAGATCATGGAGTAAAGAAGCGATAACAATTGAATCATGTGAAAGATTTTGACTTGAAAACGCTGGTGTAAGTGATAATTCCATTAAGCAGTCGAATACATTAAGGCTATGGATAAGTAATCCACCTTCAAAAGCTCCGTGGAACCTGGTGCTAGATGGTGCTGAAAAGAAGTCTGTTTTGTTTTCAAGGTAGTCGATAAGGTCAAAAATACCTGGTCTATTGACAGTCTGTAGTAGTGTAATGTACCTGTTTTTCATGGATGTTCCCCCTTAGATATTCGGTAATATAAGATTTGGTTTTCGGTCTTTCATGACGTATTCAGTCCAGAACTCAATCTCCTTTTGAAGCAGAAAGTCCAGGTCACATCTCACATCTTCCCTTTTGATTATGTAGTGCTTTGTGGTAATTCTAATCTCTCCAGCCCAATCTGACTTTAAATGAGCTTTTAAGATTACAAAGTCCCATCCTGTAGCAAGTAATTGATGTAGGCACTGAATGTAATAATTGTCAGGAATTTTGTCATTCCACTTTTCTTTCTGCATTGACTGAAGGATGTTTGTAGTTTTGATTTCAAGAATTCCGCTTTCTCCAGTATCAGGACAGATCAATTCACCATCCAGTGTTGCAAAAACAAAAGGGTGTTTCTCGTTTCGATGTATTTTGAATTCCTGATAATTGACCTGGTACTGTGGGTAATCAAGTTTAAATAGCTCTCTTAGGTGATGTTCAGCATTTACGCCATACTGAACATAGGACTTGTGTCCAATATCGTCTGGCTCAACACGCCCTGTTTTTTCTTCCCACAACCTGACGTTTGTTTTGTATGGGTTCATTCCGACTATGGAACTGGCTTCAGAACCGCCAATTCCATTTTTTCTCTCTTGTAACCATTGCTCTCTTGTCATTTTTGAAATCTCCCTGTAAAATAAAGATGTTAATATTTTTTAATCCCAGGATAGTTCAATTGTTTCATCTGGAACCGTGTTGGCGCACGGTTCCTTTTGATTGTTAAAGTAATCATTTACCTCATCAAATGCTTCCGACAATAACTCAATTCGTTCAAACTTGTAATTCATGTAATACTCTTGCACTACTTCACCCCCAGCACTTTCTTTAAATCAATTCCGGCCCTAATAACAAATCTTTCCGGGACAGGAATGTTCCTTGTTGACCTGTCGTTAATAACCTTTTGTACTGCCCGCCAAATCAATTCAAAATCTTCGTCCTCCATTTCACCTGCATGTGCTTCAATCACAGTTCTATACGACTGTTTATCCACATTAGCACCCCCTTGGGATCTCAATGATACCTTTTATCCTATCGCCCCAAACATGAAGAGCGTAAAGCCTAGCATCTTCGTAATCCTTGCCAATAATGTATTCTCTTTGCTGGTTCGGCAACAATACCATGTACGTTTTGACCTTCATTTCTTCTTCCCCCCATCCATGATTGAATTATTAATTCTCATGATCTCTGCAAACTTCTTTGCAGCTTCCTTCTGCTGCTTTTCCATTTCTTTACGATCCAAGATAAGTTTGATTGGGTTTGCCATAAATTACACCGCCTTTTCAATTTGAATTTTTTTAAAGCCGCAAACTAATACATCAACCTCGCCTTGATTCAAATTCCTGTCCTGAAATTGCTTCTGTTGCAAAAGGGCTTCTGCTTCCTTGATCTTTTTCTCACTAACAAGCTGGTTGAACTGCTTAACATACTCGTAATACTCCTTATTGCTCATAAGTTTCTCCTTTCTGTTACGCCCCCTTTTGTAAATCATTTGCCCAGTGTTGATGCCTCATATTTCTCTAGCTCCTCCAGTGAGATTAACAACCGCCTTGGTGACAACCTGTATGCTTTCAGTTGTCCTGATCTGACTAACCTCCAGATTGTTGCCTCGCTGATCTTGCCCTGGTATCTCTGTTCACAAATTTCTTTGATTGTAAATCTAATTGGGTGTTCTCCAATTGCTGGTACCATGTTAAAACCTCCTGATTTTATAAAGTGTAACTATTCTGTTTCTTGTTTTACATTTTGCAACGCAAAGGGCAAAAAAAATTCAATCAACTCTTTTTGAGTTAAATTTAAAACCTTTTGCCATTCTTCGATGTCTTTAATCTCTATTTTCTCAGGTTCTTTGACTTTTCTCCAAACAGTAACATAGTCTTTGTTTAAAGCCGCCGAAAAGGATCTTACACTAAATCCTTTTAATGCCAACAGTGATTTTAATTTATTTGACATGCTTGCACCACCTTTCTACAAATTTCTGAACTAACTTATGATAAATAAATCTTAACTGTAAATTCATTATATTTTATTTTTAGCAACAAGTCAACATGTTTAATTAAATTTGTTTTATTTATAGCAAAATTATTTTAAATATTAAAATACTATTATATTATTGAGGGGGAATACTATGTTTACAAATGCTGTTTTAAGAAGAGGTGGCAGAGTGGCTACATTTAAAGAGCGTTTTATGTTTTTGAAAGTAGAAAAAGATGTAACACTTGAAGAAATTGCCAAAGCTGTCGGGAGCAACAAAGCATCCTTGTCTCGGTTCGTTTCTGGATCCCTAAACATCAAAAAGGATATGATAGAGGCATTGGCAAACTATTTTGATGTTGACCAGGCTTTTCTTTTAGGTGAATCGGACATCAGAAAACAATCTGATGTAAAATACACTCCACTCCCAGAGGACCTTAAATATTTCAAAAAAGAATTTTCACAATCAACCATTACGCTGGTTAAGTCTCTTGAAGAATTTCATCTAACTCCTGATCAGGCAAGAATCGTTCTAAAAGGCTATGTAGAGAGTATGAAAAAGCTAAAGGAGCTGAATGACAAGAAGGATTCTGAATAATCCCTATAGGCGTTTTTATTTCAACTATGTCATTTGAAAGTGAAAGACATTTACAAGTTAAACACTGCATAACGTTACCCCCTGTTATTTGATAAATCAACTAACCTGCTACCGTGTTACCGTTTGCGTGGGTGCCTGATGCAAAATGTATTATATACAAGAAAACACTGTATTTACAAAACATATTTTGACAGCGCAATGTCACAAATACATATAAAAAACAGATTAATATTAATGAATTGTCAAAACTTACAAAAAAAAAAAACAAAACATACCTTTTTAAAAATAACTTTAACTACTCATTTTACATGTAAATTTAATGAACGCATAACTTTTGATTGAAACAACGTTTTTCTTGATTGAAATGATAATAATAAGTTTTCGACAAGGCGTGGGGATCTCCCCCACTTTTTTTATTTCAATCACGAATTATTACATTTCAATAAATTCATCTAGTTTCAGACAGAATATATGATATGATTTCAATTATTTTATTTCAGGAGGGATTGTCATGGCTGGATCATATAGGCAGCTTAAAAATGGCAAATGGGAGCTTACCGTCCATATTGGGTATGACATGGTCGGTAAACGGATCCGAAAGTATAAAATAGTTGATGCCTCTGGACCAAGGGAGGCTGAAAAGTTGTTGGCTCTTTTTGTGTCAGAACAGGGACGAATTGACGTGCATGACAAAGACCGGGTTAAACTGTCTGAGTTTATTGACTACTGGTTTGAGCGTTACGCTGAAAAGAACATGAAAGAGAAGTCCATAAACTGGTTTCTAGGATGCAAACCAAGGCTAATAAAATACCTGGGCAATAAAAAACTAAAAGACATTCGCCCCACTCACCTACTAGACTTTTATGACCTATTGCAGCAGGACGGATCCAGATTGGATGGTAAGCCGGGTGGATTGCACACAACAAATATAAAACATCATCACACTGCGTTGTCCATGATTTTCTCTCAAGCCGTACAATGGCAGTATATTACTGAGAATCCTTGTGAACGGGTAAAGCCACCGCAGCCGACCAAGGCAGAACTGGCAGCAAAAAAAGAACGTGAAAATAATATGTATACCATTGACCAGGTGCAACAACTCATAGATGCAGTAGACGATCTCACAGCTGATGAGCTCAAGTATAGGGTTATGATTTGGCTGGCAATATTCACAGGGTTTCGCCGGGAGGAGATCATGGGGCTGCGCTGGAGGGATATAAACTTTGCAAACAAATCCATAACAACCATGAGATCAATGCAGTATACAAAGCGAAAAGGCACATTTGAGGGCGAATTAAAAACAAATGGTGCTGAACGTACATCAATAGTCCCTGACGACATGATCGCCCTTTTAAGAGAATATAAATTATGGTGGAACGGGATCCGGGTCGCTT